GCTCTCGATCAAGCTGCAACATGGCGACAGCTCGGGCGGTGGGGACATGGCGGACTACTCGACCGGCATGCAATCGCCGGACGCGAACTTCCGCACCACGGCTGAATCGACGGCCTACCAGAACTGGTCCACGGGGCCGCAGTTCTGGACGCACGACAGCGAATACAACGTCCTGGCGGCCAAGCGGTACCTCCGCCCGGTCGGCATCTGGACGCGCGGCGGGACGAGCACGTCCACCGCAGCGGGATCGATCGACTACATGTACGCGATGATGGGGGTGCGCTTCGGCCACGCCGACGTGTCGGACAGCCAGTCCGGGTCGTTGAGCTCGACGAGCACCAGCACCTCGACTTCGACATAAGGGCACGCATGACGACGTTAGAGGCCACAGCGGTCAACATTATACGTGGCTATGGGCTGTACAACCCGGGGGAGAAGGCGGTGTTCTCGGACGAGGACGCCGCCTCCCTCCTGCGGGAGTTCCCGAACGGGTGGCGCCGATGTCACCGAGAGGATGCCGAAGTCAAAGCTCCTACCGCTCCACCGTCCCACAAGATGGTGAAGAAGCCGGAGCAGAAAAAATGAGGGTATCATCTCATGGGCAGCGAACAGATTGTGGACGCCACCAACACCGTCAACTTCCAGCATCCCTGCGCCGGTAAAGTCGCCATCTTCGATCACGAGAAGGCTCTTGTAGAAGAGACCTGTCCCGACGGGTCCCCGCGCACGAAAGTTGCCATCTGCGGCTTCGCCTCTCCAACCAAGGACCAAGCGCCGTTCAACGATCCGAGCTGGAGCGTCTGGGGACTCAATCAGCTTTATCGGCACATTCCTCGCGCCGACCGCTGGTTCGAGATTCACGCCAACTGGAACGAGCACGTTGTCGAAGGCACCGACCACCAGAAATGGCTGGCCGAGGCGCCGATCCCGATCTACATGGTGGATCGTGTTGCGACTATTCCGAACAGCGTGCGGTTTCCGATTGAGCGCGCCATGCAGGGACACTTTGACTACTTCACGTCCACCGTGGCCTTCGCCCTGGCGCTGGCCATCCAGGAAGGCTTCAAGGAAATCGGCCTCTGGGGGATCGACCTCGTCGCTTCCGGAGAATACGCCTATCAACGGCCTTGTGCCGAGTTCTGGATCGGGGTCGCGCATGCCAAGGGCATTGTCATCACGCTGCCGAAGGAGACGGCGCTCTGCTCACAGACGCACCGCTACGGGTACCAGGTCGAGCCGAAGAGCCTCATCCTCCTGAGCGAACTGGAGAAACGCAAGCAGTTCCTCCTCGACAAGCGGCACCAGATCATGATGCAACTTGCGAACGTGGATGGCGCCCTGCAGGAGTGCCAGATGTACGGCGAGCTGGCGGACCTCCGCTCGAAAGGAAGCGTGGTGCAACTCTGATGCTGCGTACCTGTACGACATCGACCGACCTCTCCTTGCTCAGCCTGGAGGCGTACAAGATCGCGGTCGGCACGACTTCCACAGGGGACGACGACAAAATCACGGCAGCCCTGCGGCAGGCGACCTCGTTAGTCGAGGGCTACGTCGGCTATCCGCTGCGGCGGCAGGTATACGAAGAGACGATCGGCGGGTACGGCGGCAACGAACTATTGGTGGGCCGGTCGCCACTCCTGGCGATCGAGTCCATCACGTACGCGGGGGAACTAGTTGATCCGTCGAGTTACGACTTCAACAGTGCCGGCCTGATCTACCGCGAACTGGGCTGGCCATGGACGGCGGGCCTAGAGTACGACCTCATGCCGCACGTCATTCCGAAGAGCGAAGCCAGAACCTACACCGTCGTCTATGAATCGGGATTCTGCGTCAACGGCTCGACGGCGGACGGTTGGCTGACGACCGGGGAATCGGTGCCGGAAGACATTCAAGCGGCGCTCGTGTCGACGACGAGCCTCCTCTACAAGGGCGCGGGCAGAGACCCGTCGGTCACCAGCAAGAAGATCGGCGACCTCTCGATTACGTACCAGAGCGGCGGCAGCGCGTTCGGACAAGGCGGCACACCAAGTCAAGGATTGCCGGACACCGTCAAGGGCATGATCGCGCAGTACCGGAGGTTCTAAGTGTTCACCGATTGGCTGGATCTCTGTCCGCACACAATCACGGTCGAGCCGTTCGCGAGCGTGGACCTGTACGGATCGTATTCCTACGGAGCGCCGGCCATCTATCGCGCGCGCGTGCAGGGTAAGAACCGGATGGTCCGGACCGTCAGCGGTGAGGAAGTCGTCAGCACCGTGACGGTCTATTTGGCGGAAACGGTCGGGCCGAAGGACCGCATCACGTTGCCAGCCATCTTCGCGCCGACACAGCCGAAGATTCTGGATATAGCGCGGGTCAGCGACGAGTCCGGCAGTCACCACACGGTCGTGTACTGTTGAGATGAATATCGCGTTTGAACTCAAGGGACAGGTCGAGATGGCGCGGGCGCTGCGTGCACTCGGCGAGAAGGGGCCGAAGGCGATGGGCGCGGCGTTGTGGAAAGAGGGCAATGCCATTATGAACGCAGCCAAGGAAATTACGCCGGTCGAATCCGGCGCTTTGAAAACGTCCGGTCTGGTTAACCTGCCGGTGATCAACGGCGACTCGGTAGAAGTCACGCTCGGATTCGGCGGTGCGGCGGTAGACTATGCGGAAATTCAGCACGAGGAAGCGAGCTACTACCACGCGCCGCCGACGCAGTACAAGTTCTTGGAGCAGCCGTTCAAGGCGGCGCAGGACGGCATGGAACTCCGCATCGCGCAAGACTTGTGGGCAGGATTGAAATGATTCTCGACGATCTCGCGGACTACTTGAGCACGCAAGGCATGGGTACGATCTACAAAGACTTCACGCCGCCATCACCCGATACGGTGACGACCGTGTACGGTACGTTCGGGATCGCACCGACCTATACGATGAGCAGCCCGCACGTACTGGAGGAGCCGCGCGTGCAGGTGCAGTGCCGGTCGCTGAGCCTGGAGACCGCGCACCAGAACGCCCGGGGCGTCTACGGACTGCTCAGTGGGCTCCGCAACCGCAGCCTGAACAGCGTCATGTACCACTGGGTCAAGGCGAGCCACGAGCCGGTACTGATCGGACGGGACCAGAATGCGCGTTTTACGGTGGCGTGCAGCTACGAGGTGAAGAAGGACCGTTCAACATAAGAGGAGGATGCCATGTCTGAGATTTTCAATAACGCCTACGTGCTTGTGTCCACGTCCACCGGGACCGGAACGCGCGACCTGTCGAACCGCGTCATGAAAGTCACGCTGGAGCGGGACGGCGACGAACACGATGACACGGTGATGGGCATGACGGCTCACTCGCGCGTCATCGGCCTGGAGAGCTGGCAGTTCTCCATGGGGCTACTGCAGTCGTTCTCCACCAGTGACGCTGGCGAGAATACCAACTCCATTATGCGGGAGCTGTACGCCCTGTCGAAGGCGGGGCAGAAGTTCCTGGTGACAGTACGGAAGAACTCGACGCAGTTGCTCGGCCTGGCGAACCCGACATGGTCCGGGCTGTGCGTACTGAAGAACTACAACCCCCTCGACGGCGAGGTGGGCGACCTGTTGAAGACCGATGTGACGTTCCTCGGGTCCGGGAACCTGAGCGAGTCCGTCACGTCCTCGTAAGCCAAGGGGATACCGCCTGCGCAAAGAAAGGACCGGGCCACATGGGAGCGAAGTTGCCAGTATTGACTGCGGAGCAGATATCGGAAGTCGTAGACTTGAGCGAGTCGGAGATGGACGTGCCGGAGTGGAAGTCCAGCGTGAAGCTGCGGGCGTTCACCATCGACGAGCGGGACAAGGTGCTGTCGCAGTGTACCGAGAAGAACGGCACGACCGTGGACGAGCGGGGCAAGGTGCTGTCGCAGTGTACCGAGAAGGACGGCACGACCGTGGACGCCAAGAAGCTGATCCGGCTCCTGGTGGTGCACGGCATGGTCGAGCCAAAGCTGACCATGGAGATCGTGTCGCGCAAGAGCTTCCACGTCATTGAGCGCATCGCCAAAGAGGTCATGCGCCTCAACGGCATGCTGAAGGACGAAGGAGCATCGGCCGCCACTGTGGCCGATGTCACGTTTCGACCGGAATCCTGAGCTGATCTTCCAGTTCCGTCTGGCGATGGACCTGGGCATGACCGTCGGGCAGCTGCGCAAGACCGTGAGCGTGTGGGAACTGCTCCTCTGGAGCGAGTTCTACCGCCGCGAGCGTAGCGAAATCAAGAAGATGCAGGAGAAGGCGAAGAGGAGGAAGTAAGTGGCCATCGATGTCGGCGAGATTGTTGCCACCCTGAAGGCGGATACGTCGCAATTCACGGGTGGCATTGAGTCGGCCAATAAGCAATTGAACGGTTTGGCGAAGAGCCTGGACGGGTCGACGGGGTCCCTGAACGCGACGGGCCTGGGGCTGGTTTCTGTCGGTGGGAAACTCACCGCAGCCGCAACGGCGATGGGCGCCCTAGGCGTTGCCGCCGCGAAGGAATTCGGGTCCTTCGCCGAAGAGATTGAGATCATCTCACAGAAGACGGGTATCTCGCAGGGCGCGCTGCAAAAGTGGAATTTCTCGTTGAATCGCGTTGGCCTGGAAGTCAAAGACCTTCTTCCCGGATTTAAGAAACTATCTTCGACCGTTACGGCCGCATTCTCCGGTGACGACAAGGCCCTGAAGAAGATCGAGCAATTAGGCGTATCGATTGACGAACTGAAGGGCAAGAATTCAGAGCAGATCTTCCTTACGCTCGCCGGAGCCATCGCCAAAATAGAAGATCCGCTGGCGCGCAATGCCGCGCTGTCCGCAACGTTCGGTAAGGCTGGCATGAGCTTGGTGCCCATCCTGGGCGATGTCGCTGACGGGTTCACGGCATCCGGCAAACAGGCGGAAGCGCTCGGACTCGTTTTCAGCAAAGACGCACTGTCGGCTGCCCAGGCGCTCGATGACAGTTTCGATGATCTGTCCGCTACCATGGCCGGGTTCAGCCGAACCATCGCCGATACATTTTCCGGTCCGTTGAAAGATACGATCACAGTTCTGACGGAGACGTTAGGCGCCTTCAATAAGTGGTGGCAGGGCATTGACGAGGGAACAAAGAAAGTGGTGCTGATCTTTGCTGGCGCATTCGCGGCGTCGGGGCCGATCATCGCCGTCATCGGGGCATTCATGGTAGCCGTCAGCGCCGGTCTTGGCCCACTCATGATCGGAGGGGCAATCGTCACCGGACTCATCGCCGCCGCCGCCGCCATTGTGGCGAACTGGGAGAGCATTAAGGCGAAGGGGATAGCTATTTGGACAGGCGTGAGAGACGGGGTCGTGAATGCCGCAAAGGGCATCTATGACGGAGTGAAAACATGGATGGCAGAAAAGCTAATGGCTATTATTGCTCCAATTAAAGGCTTTGCCGGAGATGTATTGGAGATCTTCAAGTGGCTGCGTGACAAGCTCGTCGGCCATTCCGAAGTCCCTGATATGGTCAGGGAGATCGGCGACCACATGCGGATGCTGGACAAAAACATGACCGCACCGGCAAGGGTGGCTGCGCAAGGGACATGGGATGTCTTCAGGGATTTAGCCGGGAAGATGGATGATACGTCGCGCCAGATTTCAACGACGATGGTGAGCGTCTGGACCAGCGCTTCCAACACGATGTCGAACGCCCTTGCAACACAGATCGTGAAAGGGAACGACTGGAAGCAGACGATGGAATCACTATCCATTTCCGTCTTGTCTACGTTCATCAACCTGGGCATGCAGATGATCATGCAAAAGGGCTTGCAACTGGCAATGTGGAGCGCACAGAACGCCATGATCTTGGCCGGCGAAGTCGCGACGGCGACCGGCGTGACTTCGATCTGGACAGCGACCTCCGCTGCGGTTCTCGGCGCATTCGGCGCGATGTCTGGCGGGATCGCATTGTTCTTCACGGGAACCATCATGCCGATGTTCGCGGCGGTTGGCGAAGCGGTTATGGCGTTCCTCGGTTCGATCGCGACGGCGCTCGATATCTCCATCTTTGGTGCACCGTTTTCCATTCCGGTCTGGGCCGCCGTTGGGTTAGTAGCGGCAGCGGTCGGCGTGATTTCGGCCTTCGCGTTCGGGGCCTTCGCGGAGGGCGGCATCGTCACGAAGCCGACGATGAGCTTGATGGGCGAGGCCGGGCCGGAAGCGATTATTCCGTTGAGCAAGCTCGGCGACATGATGGGCGGCGGCGGGCCAACCACCGTCGTTGTGGAAATGGACGGACGTGTCGCTGCTAAGGCGGTCTTCGACAACATGTCCTCGGTGATGCGCATGCGGATGGGGCGCGTATGACGTTCGGCAGTCTTCCATTTGCGGAATCAACGCTGGCCGGTACGGCACTGGTACCGCTGGCCGTAATCGAAGAACCTGGTCCGGAGCCGCCTATTGGAGGACCAGCCGAAATTCCGTTAGTCATAGATCCGTTCAACGTCATCATTAACGGAGTCACCTACAAGCCGCTGATCGACACGCTGTCGATCGACATGGACGCCAGCCGGCAAGGCACAGCCAGCTTCACGCTCTACAACCTCGACACGATCGTGCGGATCGGTCAGCCGGTCACGATCACGTTCTACGACGAAGTAATCTTCGCAGGGGCGCTCGACCGCATCAAGCTGCGCTCCAACAATACCCAGACCTACAAAACCTATGACTGCGAGTGCGTGGACCACTCCTACCTGCTCGCACGAAAGAAGATTAGCCGGTCCTATACGAACGCGAGCGTCCCGACGATTGCTAACGATGTCATTGTGAATTACTTAGGCGGGGAAGGCGTGACCATAGGGTCGTTTTCCAGTGGCCTTCCGTTGCCGAGCGTTAACGCTGATAACACATCTATCTACGATCTTTTGCGGGAGGCGTCGCAATCGCTCGGCATGCTGTTCTACATCGATTTTGACCGCCAATTGCAATTCAAGGGTGCGGCAGCCGATCCGGCACCGATGGCGCTCGATGAGAACATCGTTGAAAATTGCGAAGTCCTCTTCGACCGCGATGGCTACCGGAACTACCAGGTTGTCACCGTCACCGGCACACCGTCCACCGCCGGAAGCGCGGCTGTAACGGTGTCCTATACTGCGGTGAACCATACGCAGATCCAACAACAACTCGAATCAGAGAACGGTAACGAGCTCAACCTCGGCAACGGCGTCTACCGGGAGCAGGAATCCATCACGCATCCCACTTCGAACGATCCTGCGACATTGACGAAGCTCGCGGTCGCCACAGCCAAGGCCCTACTCGCGGTCAGCGGGGAAATGCGTCAGACCATCTCGGTGCGCACGCGTCAGTACGGCTTCAAGGTCGGGCAGGTCGCGACCGTGTCCATCCCGCACCTGGGACTTACTGGCCAGTGGATCATACAGCGCGTCAGCCTGAAAGATGAAAGTGGACGGTGGCTCATTTCCGAGATAGAGCTATCACGAACCTCGCTCCGGCAGCTCAAGCATCAGATGTGGCTGGATATCGCCAGGAAGGGTTCCATTACTGTTGTTCCTCCCACGGCAGCGATTACGCAGTCGCAAACCTTCTCTACGCCGGGCGTGACGACCTTTACGGTCCCCGCGGGGATCACGATCCTGCAAGTTACCTGCGTTGCGGCGGGTGGTGGTGGTGGTGGGCCTGCGCGATCATTATTTCTCGGTCATACGGCCAAGTATTCGCTCGGCGGAACTGGTGGGCGCGGCGGACAGGTTATCTCCGTTATCGACGTGACGCCGGGGCAGGTATTCACAATTACGGTCCCATCCGGCGGATTCGGCGGGATCGGCCAGGAGCAAATCGGACAGACGATCGACGCGGTCGGGTCCAACGGTGGCGATGGTGGCAATGCCAAGGTCTCGATCGGGCTAGCGGTCCATGCGGAAGCCTACGGCGGGATCGGTGGCATCGGTGCCAGGGCAAACGCCTACACGGGCCTGTCCGGCATTTGGCAACCGTCACCGGACGGTGCTGGCGCGGGACAAACGATCACGGTCGGCGGCGGCGCTATCGGCGGCGTGTCCGGACTGGCCAACCCCTTACAAAATTCCCAAGCAGGCGCAAACGGGTCTGTCATCGTGGAGTGGTAAATGGCGACACCAATTACGAATCTCGGACTTGTGACGGTAGATGGAGCCTACAGCAACGCGGCGACTTCAGTAGCCTTGGTGACGGGTGACGGCTCGAAGCTGCCCGACACGACTGGCGGATACACCTACCCGCTAACGTGGTGGAATGCCACCGACTACGCGCACCCGGCCGACGACCCGCTCGTAGAGATCGTCTCGGTCACGGACAGGGCGACTGACACGCTCACGATTTCGCGCGCCCAGGAGAACACCTCGGCTTCAGCTAAAAATTCTGCCGGCAAGACATACCGCATGAGCCTCGGCATTACGAAGGCCATGTGGGAGACGACCGCCAAGCCGAAGTCGTTTGTCCAAGGGCTTCAGCTGCAGACGCACCGGGACTCTGACCTACAGGCCAAGCAGGTGGAGCTCGTCAACGTCGAGTCGATCATCATGGACGACGGGACAGAGCTCCGGAACGACAGCGACGAGTGGACGGGAAAGCTCGCGGACATCACCGTCGCCGGGGAGGGCGGACTGGACACCGGGGTCGAGGCGAACGGGTACTGGTATGAGATCTACGCCATCGCCAAGGAGGACGGTACTCGAAACCTACTACTTCACCTATCCAAACTGTGGGCTCAGGAGACGAACTATCCCACCGGCGATGACCAGACGCAGACACTGAGGGCATCGGCTACAAATACTGACAACAAGCTAGCGCAGGGCTTCACGATCGGCGAGTCCGGTCCGTGTATCTATGCTGAAGTCAAGCTCGCCAGAGTCGGTACGCCGACGGGAAAGATCTGGCTCACGGTACACACGGACGCGGCCACTCAACCGTCGGCGACGGTAGTCGCGACATCCCAAGCCTTCGACGTATCGCGTATCCCGACGACCGCTACGACGATACGCATCCCGATGAAGACAAGCGAGACGCTTTCCCCGTCGCCGACCCAGTACCACCTCGTCCTACAGGGCGACTACACGGTCGACGGTACCAACTACATTATCTGGCGGTACGACGGCTCATCAGGCTCCTATACGGGCGGTTCATTTGCCAGGTACGACAGCGACGGGGGCGGCGTCTGGTCTACGAACACTGGACACGACGCAATATTTGCCATCGCAGCTGAGACAAGTATCAGCGCCGTTACGATGCCGACCGACTACACGAAGAAGTGCTTCCTGGGGTGGGTCTACAACAATGGAGACGGGGACTTTCGTCCGTTCCTCCAAGTAGGGCGCTCCGTACGCTATACCAATATCTCACAGACTAATAACAGCGTGTGGGACCTGAGCGGATCGAGGGAACTCGTGGACTTCTACCAGTGGGTGCCGGCGCAGGAACTCGTACGGACCTACATCGCCTTGACAGGCACCGGGACGGGCGGCGCGCTCGCCGCGATTGGAGATCTACGGGCGACGGACCTCTCCACATCCGGCACCTCGACGGGCGCCCAGGCGATCCTAGCGACGGCGATCACGAGCGACATGCCGAGCGAGTTCGGTGAGGCCATCATCCAGTTCCAAGGGGCGATGGTTGTAGGGACAGCTAACGCGAATATCTGGGCGGTGGGGTTCGACTTCTAAGGAGACACGTTATGCGCTGCATCAAATGGGTCCTCGTCATCCTGCTGGCGTGTCCGGCGGCGGTCTACGCGGACGCCGACTCTATACTCGGCGTCGACTCTACAACCGGCGTTCCGGAAGTCCTGTCCCCCGAAGACGCCGCGGCCCTGATCGGTGCGGGGACCAACCTCCCGGAGACGACTATCGCCACGAGCGAGTCCGAGCCGCTGAAGGTCTACGGCCAAGGCGGGCAAGCAGCCAACGGGTGGAACATCGGCCAGGGGTCCGACGGGCAGCCGTTCATGACCGGGATCTGCGGAGGCGTGGTGAACGGATGCGACTACTACCGGCAACTCGGCGCTGGGAAGAAGGCTGGCTACAAGGACTCCGGCGGCAACATAGATTTCGAGTACGAGGAGAGTACCGGCAAGATTACCTACGCGACGATCAATGTCGAGGACGCGAACGTACTCTTTCAGATGCCGTTCCGCTGGGACCTGGACTTGTGTGCAGTCAGTCCGACAGACGGGACGACCGTTTCGCATGTCTGGAATAGAGATCCATTGTCCACGGCACCGACGCCAACGGCGGTTGTCGGTACGAATCGATCGTTTTGCCACCTGACCTTCCCCGACTCTGACGGCGACTACGGGGTGCAAATCAGCCGAATGATTCCGGACGGAACGCTGACCGGGAACTTCGACGCCGACATCTGGTGGAACACGACCGGGACCGGCAATGCGCGGTTCCAAATTCAAACAAAATGTTACGCCGACGACGAAGCCGGGGACGCGGCGTTCAACACGGCCTCAGTCGTGACGGCGGCGGCTGGCACTTCAGGCCGACCGAACAAGCAGACGATCACCGGCATCACCGTGACCGGTTGCGCGGGTGGCGAGCTCATGCGCATCCGAGTCTTTCGCAACCGCACGGAAGGGTCGGACACGCTCAACGCCGCGTTGAACGTGGAGAAGGTCGTCTTCAAGGGACGGGTGATCGAATGAAGCTAGTCCTTGCTATCTTTCTTGCGCTGCTCTGCTGGGCCAGCATGCCACAGGCGCAGACGACGCGCATCATCTACCTGGCGACCGTTCAAGGTGACGGGACCGACGCGAACCCGTTTCGCTCAACAGGGTTTGGAACGACCGCCAATCAGAGCTGCATCGACCTGCGAGCGGACTCCACGGTGTCAACTGGACGCATGCTGTGCGCGGCAGACTCCTTACCGGCTGGCGGCGGGATCAACCAACTGGCGTCAACGTTTGGCGACACAGTGACGGCGCCACGCAAGGCCGCGATCGAAGCGGCGCTCGGAGTCACCTTGACGGCGAGCAACATTCTCGACGTGATCGCGGAAGTCTTGACCACTCATGCACGACTCGACGGCTCACGCTGGAAACCACTCAGAGCCGGGCGCGACGGGAAATACAAGATTTATCTTGGGGGACCGCAGCCCGCATGGCAGCAAACGGCCTGGCTCTGGGACGAGTGGCATATTCGAGACAACGGCTTGGTCGCCGATGTGACGAACTACGGGCTCGACGCGCTGGAGCCCGCGCTTGCGTGGGCGACCACACTGGCCACTGAAACCTGGACCTGCGCGGACAACGCCTCACTTACATGCGTCCATACCTGGACGGAATTCACGAATACTGTCTGGGCGATTGCCTCCAATCAGGCGTCCATGTCGTCGTCCGGGACCTTCCAGGCCGAGGCCCGGAACGGCAGCACACTCGCGACTGACGACATGGACGTACAGGCCACGCTGATCTCCACGACCATCACCGGGTCAGGATTCGACCGCTGTGGAGTGATCGCCAGAAAAGAAAACAGCGCGACGCGGACGTTCTATTCCTTCTTCGCCGATGACAACAGCGCCGATCAGCAGTGGATACTCGGCAAGCGCGTGGCGGGGACCTTCACGAGCCTAGGCACGAACAGCACGAACCCCGCGACGAATGATGTGATGACCATTCGCGTGGACGGATCAAGCGTCAGCGGGTTGGTCAATGCGTCCACGCTGATCAGTCCGGTCACCGATACCGACATTACCGGGTTCACCTATGGCGGTGTGGCTGCCGCATCCAATGCCACGACGGCGGCCTGCGTGCTCGACAACTGGATCGGCCAAGACTACGGCTCGGCATTTGGTCCGCTCAGACGGAGGGCCAGCTAATGCTGATGCGTCTCTTCATCGTTCTACTGATGAGCTGGCCGGTATCCGCGCAAGCGGTCACGTATTACGTCTCCACTTCTGGCATTGACAGCAACGACGGATTGACCACCAGTACCGCCTGGCGTAAACCGCAAAAGTGCGCGCTTCCTCCTGTGACAGCCGGAGATACTTGCATCATCCGCACTGGCACGTACACGGCAGCGGATTCCGGGTTTACGCGGTTCGTGATGTTAATTTCTTCCACTCAGGGATCAGCGTCTGGGACAGCGGGCAATCCGATCACGATCAAGTCGGAAACGCCAGGTGGCGCGGTGTTCGTTCAGCCAACCGACAGCACGTCAGCGGTAGCCATATACATCAACCGCCCATTTTACGTCATTGACGGGATTCAGGTTGACGGTTCGACCACCACCTATGAGGCCGGCGCGTCGATTTCTCACTCCGGAATAGGCGTCTACAAGGACGACGTGATCGTGCGCCATGTCATCATGCATCATATCGCGCGGACGGTCTGCTCCAACTCCGCGTTTGGCCAGACAGGGGTGTTTCTCAACACGGGCGTCCAGCGTGTGACCGTTGAGGACAGCCTTATCTATTCGATCGGGCGCCTCCGGAACGGGGAAAACGGTTGCTCGACGACCATCGGGCAGAACGACCACGGAGTATACATCAAAGAAGGCACCGACCTCACGATCAGGGGGACCGCCTTCTACGACATCAATCGAGGATACCCGGTCAACATCTACAACACGAGCACGTCGGTCCATACCCGGTACAAACTACTCAACAACACCTTTGCCGGGCGTTCCCCGACCGGATTGCCGAACGGACAGATCATCATCGGAGGCGTGTGGGTTGATGGGCAGATCACGAACAATCTCTTCTACCAAGTGGACACTGACCGCGTCATCAACACGTTCAACCTGTCGGCGTCGAGCTCCGGCAACGTGGTCTCCTACAACCGCACCAACGTGAACGTGACGGGTGCTGATTTCATGTTTGGAGCCGCGACACCCACAGGGTTCGCGTCCAGCAACAACACGGAGAACAGCACGATCGGGTTCAAGAACGCGTCCTGCACACAATCAGATGGAGGGTGTGAGGCTAGCGATTTCACGCTCACAGACGGGAGCAGCGCCATCGATGCCGGAACGGACGTGGGGTTGTCTTGCAATGGGCCCTGCGATCAGGGGGCCCACGAGACCTTTGCCTTCTCGGCAGGAACCGTCACCGGAACAACCGCCGAAGTCACGCTGGGCATGAATCTCAACACGCCGGTTATTCCGACCGCGCTCGGATGGTCGCTTGCCTGTACGCCAGCGCCAACGGCCTGTCCGTCACCGGTCATCACATCTACCACGCTGAAGACCGGTACGAACTCGACGGTCTCCATCACGTGGAGCGGCGGAACCTGCTCCACTGGGCAGACCTGGAAGGTATCCTATGATCCGGCGGTAGGGGGCACGACGGACGCTGGCCCGATCGTTCCCTATCAAGAGCTGGGCACCATTACCAATCAAACTATTACCAACGCCTGTACGGGTAGCGGCCCATCCCTGCCAGGCGCCCCATTCCTTATTTACGAGTTCGACGACAATCTGTCGGACACGTCTGGGAACAACTTGCATATCACGACTTCGAACGGCACTTCGTTTGTCGATGCGAGGTACTTCCGGGGACTGAAGACCGATGCCGGTCAAGACGACTACGCGGAGATGCCATACTTCAGCGGCGTCAATCCCGCCACGCAGTCACTCACGATTGCGGGCGGCGTCTATATCGATCCGGCTGACGTATGCAGCCTGAAAGCGGTGGGCGGCACACCGGCAGGCGTGAGCCAATACTTCCACCTCTATTATTCATCCTGTACCTGGAAGATGATCATCCAGGACAGCACGGCGACGGCGACGGAGTTCTCTGTGCAGTCCGGCTGGAATCATGTCTGCGCAACGTTCAACGCCGCCACGGACACCGCTACGCTGCATATTAACGGTGTGGCTGGTGCCTCCTCTGGCTCTTCGCTTCAAACCTATACGTCCTTTGTCTTTGCGGGCAACTTCCGTATAGGACGGTTTTCTGGAAGCTCGCTGGCCTCTGGACCGAATCATATCTATGACCGCTGGGTCGTCTACCAGTCCGCAGAAGATTGCGGCCTCATCTACGAGAACTTCAATCCCCCGTCGACATCCTACACCGGCGTGATCAATATCGTTTCAGGGCATATCTACATGGCCAAGAGCCGTGCGGGAGTTCCGCTCGAGCTTGCACCATTTAACAGCTTCGTGGCCCTACCTAAGGGTGCGGCGTTTGCGACAGCCTTTCAGGCGCACTGCACCAACGCCGGGGACTGCTCGCCGGTTGGACAGCGGCCCTACTATACCTGCAACCAATGTCCGAGTGCCGGGTCCGAACTGCCCGTGCCGGATACCGCGTCGTCTGACGGGATCGAGTTTTGGGGAACAACGAATGAAGTCGGCCTCCTCACCGGGGCACATGGCGCAAACCTGTCCGGCAGTGAAACACATGTCAACGGCGGCACACATCTCACATCGAGTTCGGTCACGATCGTCGACCTCTGTCAGAACTGCGTGACCGTTGAGCGATGGATTTTCAGATTAACCTCGGCCGCGCCAACCGATGCGCAGTACTGCATCTTTCCGAAGGAGCAGGGCGGGACCTCCTTCGACAGCTATTCACCGTCACCGGGGATGTGTGTATCGGTCGGGCAGGCGAACGCGAACGCGGGGCCATAGGAGGGAAACATGAAGGAGACGCTGGAGCAGATGATCGAGCGGCATGAAGGCTGTAGTCCGACGGCCTACGACGATGCCACAGGCAAACCGTTGACGCAGGGTCTTTTCCTGCTCGGCAACCTCACCATCGGCGTCGGGCACAACCTCATGAAGCCCCTATCGCGAAAGGCCATCAACCTGATTCGCGACGAGGATATCAATGACGCGCGCAACGAGTGCGTCCATACGTTTCCGTGGTTCGCCGACCTGACGGAAGACCGGCAGAAAGCTTTGATCGATATGTGCTTCAACCTGGGCTTGCCAAGGCTCCTGGGATTCAAGAAATTCCTGCAGGCGATGGCGCTCGGGGATTACGAGACAGCCAGGACAGAACTCTTGGACTCGGCGGCCGCCAGGCAGCTACCGGCGCGGTATCTGGAGCTCGCGAATATGGTTCGCGGTACGGAGGAAGTATAACGTGGCCGATCCGGCGCCTGCGATATGGGAATGGCTGGACTCCTTATGGGGGTTCGGCGCCGGTGTTATCACGGCGGTGCTCGCTATGATTGGATGGGTCAACCCACGATTCAAAGAGATCAAGCAAGCCGCCTCAGACAACGCCGAACTCGCCCACCGGGAGAACGACGCCTTGGCGATCGAATTCCACGGGCGCGTCACGTCCATCGAAAAACTGCTGATCGCGCTCCAGGAGAACAACCGCGAGTATATGCGGCTCTACACCAGCGTGAAGGACGAGCTGAAGTCCTTGTCAGCCGTCACCAACGAGCAGACGAAGATCCTCTACCAGATGCGCGGGGCGCTGAAGATCAAAGGAGACGATTATGCCTGATGAACCGAAAGAGCAAACCATCGGCGGCATGCTGGACCGCCTGCCGGCCTGGGCGCAGATCGGCCTGGTGCTGTACAACCTGGCCGGGCTGCCGACGTGCATCTTGGTCTACAACGCGCTAGAGAATGCTGGGGCAATTCCAAACGTCGTGGATGAGCGGTTGACCGCCATCGAGAGCGGCATGCAGCAAGACGCCGGGCATGCGATCCGGCACGATGCGACGATGCAGGAACTCGTCAAGCACATGCAGGACAGTGCCAAGCAGAAACAGAAATGGTGCGTGAAGAAGGCCAAGACGGACGACGAGCGTATGACCTGCCTGGAGGACTAGGATGCTGTCAGCCGCCTTCATGGCCTGGAAAGCCGCCTCTCCGCTGATCAAGTACGGCGCGATTGCCGGGATCATCGCACTGGCCATCGGATGGTACGTGGCGCAACGGGCCTATCACGAGTGGCAGGGACGCCTTCAGGCCGAGGCGGCACAGGAGCGGGAACTCCGGCAGCAATCTCAAGCGTCAGCACAGGAGTATGCCAAGCAGGTTACGAGCCTGCGTCAGCAGGTCGAGGAAGTGCAGCGAGAGCGAGACGCCTACCATGAGCAACTGTCGACCGCCCATCAGGAGATTCAACGCTATGCGAAGCTCAATCAGGTCCGCCGTATTGACAACGATGCTATTGCTATCGTTAACGAGTTTGCTCGCGTGCTCAACACCGCGACCGACGAGCGTGTGCCCGATGCCGGTGGAGCCGCCGGCGAGCCTCCTGTGGCAGCCAAAGAAGCCCCTACCACTCTGGACGCCTTCGATCGGCTCGAAGTCCTTACCGCCGGATGGGGCGAGTGTGAACTCAAGCACCGTGGCCTCTCCGAGTGGGCCGTAGAGAAGCACCGGTCGGAAGTCGAGTTCTTCACGAAGGATTCTCCTCCATGACATGAGAGCCACGCCCAGATGCCCGCGCTGCCACGGTCTGATGGCTAGGGATTACCTAGTAGATTATACTATTGGCGCGTTCGAGCCGTGCTGGTCCTGCATCTGTTGCGGCAACAAAGTTGATCAAACCATCCTCTGCAACCGCCTCATACACAGCCTGAGAAGCACCTAACCTATTGATAGTGTTAAGGAAGGCTCTATAAAAATAATACTTGACCTTCTTCTATAAAAGACGTATAAAAGAGACATGAACGCTGAGACAACAAAGGAACAAGGAGGACGCCATGGATAGAGTTACAGCAAGCTGGGAGATGGTCGATAGTGTTATGGTTTTGACGTTTTCCTTCCGCGATCAAACGGCATCACTGACAATGGCCATGCAAGGGGATACACAAACAGAATTCAATCAACTTGTCAGTGAAGTTACCCGCGTCACGAATGTACTGACTGGGGAAGCAGCTCAATCATGAGTTTTCCGGACCGCCTCCTTGAACCGCCTGCCGACAAAAAGTACTGCGAGCGGCATGACCGGTGGTACGAGAGACGGTGTCCGGACTGCGACGAGGACCGGGCCGACGAGAAGACGAGAGGGGAATAAACGCGCACTGCATCTTAACCTTGGAGGAAGGTATGACTTGCTGGAGGTGTAAAGGTTTGATGATAGCTTGTGGGCCATTGCGGTTTCAGGCGGCGCTGTCCACGGATACGAGCGATCCGGCGCACCATATTAGTGCGCGGCGGTGTCCGTGCTGCGGCAACTACGAGGACAAGCAGGTGTTGCGTAACCGCGTGTCGGCAGGTGTCCGGTGACGAGCTGGGGGCCGGTCCTCGCGTTCATGGCCGCCTGTGTGCTGGCGTTCATCGGATACATCTTCTTCAAGCTGCCGGGCGTGGGCTATGTGGCGGTCGGGTTCTGCCTGTACGTCCTGACCTGGGCTGGGCGGCAGGTCGTGCCGGAGTTGTGGTTATCGGTCAAAGAAGACTGGGAACGTGAACAGATGTGGCGGCAGAAGCGGAAAGGCAACCTGAAATGGAGCAAGTGAAGCCGGAGATCCTGGGCATGGTCAGCCGGGAGCACCGCACGACCGTCATTATGACGCAGCCGGTCGAATGTCCGGACTGCCATACCATGACCTGTTTCTACAGCATCGTGGCAGGCCGGTCGTACTGCTACCGGTGCGCGCCAGAAGGAGGTTCGACGTGACGAAGGAGCAAGCCATTGCGCTAGCAGAAAGCAAGTGGTGGGAAGGAAAATCGGCAAGGGAAATAGCCATGTTTCAGATCTTCACAGCTGATTGTATTATGTGCATGCCGTTCGACCTCTTGCTGAAGGCAGTCAGCGAGGCATTGGGTCGTCCAGTCTTCAACGTCGAGTTCACATCGAAAGGCGTAGAGCGATTAAAGACGGAGTTGCTCACCGGAGGACCGGCACCGACTATGGACGACATTCTCGGCCTTATCCCGGAAGAGAAGCGCGTCATCTTGATGGTAAAGCCGGAAGGAGGCGAGCATGCTTGAGCTGCTGCTGGCATTGGCTATTATCTTACTAAGCATCGACTTGGGCTACCGCGTCACCATCTACCGGAAGCTAAAGCATGACACACATGCCGTTCGGTTGTCATTTGTCAACTACCACGGCGAGGTCCTGGCGGGGTACGAGTTCATCAACGGGCAGATCAAGGGGATTCAGGATCAGCTTACGGCAACCATCGACCGACCGGCACTGAGCGAGCCGGAGCAACTGAGCTGGAAGTAGAAAGGAGGAGTATTGTGACCTGCGAACGGTGTGGATACGACAAGCCGGACAGGGACTATTTGCAGGTCTACTATCAAGAGTGGATCTGTGGACTGTGCTTCTACGCCAAGGTCCATGGCTTCAAGGTGCAGCCGATCGGACCAGGCGAAAAGAGAGGACCGCGACAATGACCAGACGAGTCGAGGAGCGAGACGGCAAGAAGGTGATCGTAGAAGAGAAGGTATCGAATTTCGTCGACGGCGTGTACTGGAAAATTAGAATCGTCCAAACTTCTCAGGATGGACCGCAGTTTCTACGGCTGGAAATAGCTCGATACCTGAGCTCGATCGACGGTCCAGGATGTACCGAGAAACGCATCTATTCACTGGACTGTGACGCGCCGTATACGCCGAGCCAGCTCATAGAGTTCGCTGAAGTGTGCAATCGAAAGATACAGGACTACCAGGCTAAGCCGATTGAGGAGTTTGACAAGTTGTTCTACGGTCAGAAACCTGAATAACCTTTACTTTATAATAGATGTTTTATAGGGTAACTGTATGCACGCAACACAACAACTAGCGGAGATCAGCGATTACCTCGGCGTCAAGTGTGTGTGTAAGCACTGCGGACACGAGTGGACTTCTCGGGTGTCGCATCGGCCACTGTGCTGCGCGGCGCAGTGTTCGCGCCAGTGGTACTGGTACATGGACCCGAAGGACGCCCCGAAGCCGCGCGATCGGGACCGGCGCAAAAAGTCCAAGAAAGCTGCCTAACAAACGATAGGACTTGTAAACAAGTCAGTTGCAATATTCTCTATAAAACTACAGGAGGATCGTCATATGTCGGCTTTAATACCCGCAGCGCTCACGAAAGCCTATCAGTCGTTGGTGTCCATCAAGATCAACGTGAACTCGCCGGAAACGCGCGAGCAGGCGAGCCAGTACTGGGCCAGTTGCACCAAGTTCATTAAGGACCACAAGAAGGCTGTTACCGCCCTGAAAGAGCCGTTCAAGAAAGAGATCGATGAGATCGACAAGGCTGCCAAGCCGATGCTGGACAAGGCGAAGGAACTGGAATTCCAAGCCGAGCAGGCCATCCTGGCCTACGACCGTGCGGAGCGGGCCAAGGTTCAGGTACAGAACCGGAAGAAGATCGAGAAGTACGAAGAGAAAGTTACCATCAAGGAGGCCGAGGCCATCAACAACGGTAAGCCGATGCCGTTCGTGGCACCGCCTGCGCTAAAAGCGGAACCGGCTAAGACGGTTACAGTCGGCGACCTGAAGCAGACGACGGTGGAGCGGAAGGACTGGTGGCTGACCGGCCATGTCCAGCCAAGGGATCAATTTGGCAACTTCATCGGGAAGCCGGCGGAGCAATTCAAGGACTTCACGATGAAGGACAATATCGTGAGGGCCAAGTTTGACGGGGGGCCGCAGCAGATTCCGGCGGAGTACTTCGTACTCGACACGGCCAAGGTCGGACAGGTGATTCGGGCAGGAGGGCACATTCCCGGTATCGACACAGTGAAAGTCGAGAGCTTGAGCGGGCGAACCGTCTAATGCGCGCCTTGGAGCGACACGGGAAAACCTACCTCGGCGTGACCTCCGGCATGAAGGTCCTGCGCCAGCAGATCGGCGAGCCGGATGACTACTTCGGGCCGCTGGGCAACATCCATGCGGCCGAAGGGGAAGGCTGTCACAGGATCTGTCTGGACTGGCTAGCGGCCAAACACGGCTGGCTGCCGGACTGGGGCTTCCCGAAGCGACCAGGTATTCATCCGGATCAAATCAGGTGGGAAGGAGTTCTGTCTCGATCCCTTCATGCCTTCCGGTCATTTGTCGAGCAGTACCAGGTCCGACCGATCAGCGTCGAGCAGGAGGACTACTCGTCTATCTACGGCTTGGTCGGGCACATCGACTTGCCGTGCTACTTCACCATCCCAAGGCGGCAGGAGATGAAGGGACCGGTGGACCTGAAGTTCACGGCCTCGATCCTGCGGAGCCACAAAACGCAGGTTTGCTGCTACGGGAAGCTCGACGGCATGCGCGGCTCGCAGATGGGCGGCATCTTTCACTGCAACCGGGACACTGGGGCCTGGCAGTTTGTGCCGGTCAACCTCATGGAAGGGCTGCGGCACGTCATGGCGGTGTCTTACGCGGCCAAGGTGTGGGCCTACGGAGAGGAAGAGCGTGGAGTCTGACAAGAAACAGGAATTCGCTAGTCAATTACTCGGGAATAGGTTTCAATCAAAGCTCTGCACCGACCTAGACGAAGATTGCTTCACGCAGGAGTGGACACAGGTGGAGTACAACCACTGCGCGGCCTACGATCGGTGCAAGGGTTTCTGTCCGTTTGAGAAACGCTAAGGCCGCTGCGTGAACCCGCGCAGACCATTCCGGCGCCGTATCTGCTGTACGCCGAATCGTTGAGGGACGACTAACGTATGGCGGTACTCGGCAGGGCGTAAGACAACTAAGAGCCGCTGACCCCGACGGCTTCGGAGTGAGGCGCGCGTTCACCCGTTTGCGGACCCTCCAGTCGCAGGCGGTATCCTCTCGCGCGTTTCATTCGGGGTACTAAACGAAGAAGGAGCAGATTATGACGAACGAACTCCAAGAACGCGACTTGCCTGCCGTGCTCAACCTCGACCGGCCGATGAGCGTGAATGATGTCCTGACACAGAGCATGATCGTGCATGAGATCCTTGAGCGGTGCATGATGGAAGACGTGCATTACGGGACCATCCCCGGCACGAAGAAGAAGACCCTCTACCTGCCAGGCGCCGAGAAGATTTGTGTAACGTTCCGGCTGGCGCCGAAGTTCGATGTGGAGGACTTGTCCGACCCGCACGGAAACTTCTACCGCTACCGCGCGAAGTGTTCCCTATATACGATTCGCGACAGCATGTTCGTCGGCTCCGCGATGGGCGAGGCTTCAACGGCAGAGGAAAAGTACCAGTGGGAGGCCGCGCTCAACCAGCGGCACTTTGACTCGACCGACCCGGACAAGCGGCGCATCAAGTTCAAGAAGAACAAGGACGTAGAAGGCGGCGTTGAAGAGATTTTACAGGTCCAACAGAACTGTGCGGACCTGGCCAATACCGTCCTGAAGATGGCCTGTAAGCGGGCGTTCACCTCGGCAGCCAAGGGCGCGACTGCGGCAAGCGACCTGCTCGATGTGGATATGGAGGAAGAGGCGGTGGCGAAGCTGCGGGGCGAGGAAAAGAAAGAAGCCACTAAGGACGCGCCGAAGATGAAGGCCAAACCAAAACCGGCGCAGAAGTTCCCCTACGGCAAGCACAAGGGTGTGGCCATTGACCATGCCGACGTGACGGTAGACGACCTCACCTGGTGGATCAACCGCCTGGAAGGCGACATCCGTGAGGGGAAGAACAAGCAATACGAGCGCAGTAATAAAGAGTTCCTGGCCGCGCTCCAGCAGGAATTGGCGCGCCGGCAGCAGGAACCAGTTAAGGAACCAGTAAAAGAGACCGAAAAGAAGGAACAGCCGACTACAGACCGACAACCAATGAGCGACGACGCCTGGGTGGACGCCTGCCTGCTGTGGTTTGAACAGGACCAGGAAGTCTACTCGCAGGCTGCCGATGAGTTTAAGGTCAAGGACCCGTCGCGGCTGGCCTCCGGACGGCGCAACGCGTTCCAGGACCGTATCAAGGAGTTGAGCCAGAAAAACAAATAAGAGTTTTTTCTTTACTAGATCGAAAACGTAGGGTATAAAAGTAAATCTTGTATCCTACGTTTTTTATTGTCCGTGTAAACTAGTAAAATACCTAGTTTTAAGAGGCGGAACAGCGTGGCTTATGCCGAAGCCGATCATAGGTATTTAGGATGCCCTCGCGAAAGCGAGGAGCATATCAGGGACCGAGGGGTATTTGGCGCGGCATCGCCAAGTGCTCCAAGGTCCCTTTTTATTGCTTGAAAGTTATTCTGTTTAATGAACAGAAAGCTGCCTTGGATGCAATTCTTTCCAGCTGACTACATCCTGGATACACAACCACTTTCCCTTCAGGCCCGCGGAGCCTGGATGGATATTATTTGTATCCTTTGGCGGGCCGAGCAGCGCGGCTCACTAACGCATCAGCCTGTAATTTGGGCGCGCATTCTTAGGTGCTCCAAAGACGAGTTTCACGCAGTCATTGACGAACTGTTTAATTTTAAGGTCGCAGACGTTGTAACGGAGTGTAACGGCGATGTAACAGTCTCGTGTCGGCGCATGTTACGTGATGAAAAAGACAGGAATAACACTAAGTTACGTGTTCAGAGGTATCGCAATAGTAGTCACAGTAACGGCCTTGTAACGCCCTATAAGTCAGAAGTCATAAGTCATAAGTCAGAATTAAACAAAGAAAATACTGTGGCTTCTGCGAAGCCGGTCGAGTTTGAAATATTCTGGAAGGAGTACCCCAGAAAGATCGGAAAGAAGAAGGCACTCAAGGTGTGGACCGCCGCCAAGGACAAACCAGCACTCGCCGATATTCTGAAGTCTGTTCAGGTTGCCAAGCTGACAGATCAGTGGAAGAAGGACGGCGGAAAGTACATCCCGCATCCGTCCACCTGGTTGAACGAGGGCCGGTGGGACGACGAGGTCAAGGGTGGGACCGTGATTGACTGGGACAAGTTCCGAACCACACACAAGGAGCAGGCATGAACAAGGTCAACGACATCATCGACGCCCTGCAGCTCACACTGGACATCACCAACACGACGCTCGCCGAGCCGACGGTGGCGTGGCTGCTCGGCGAGCTCCAGAAGGAGAAGCCCGCCTACGTGCTGCACGCACTGGAGCGGTGCCGCCGAGAGGTACGCGGGCCGCTGTCCGCCAAGGACATCTTTGACCGCATCCCGAGGTTGGCGCTGTGAACGACTACAAGCAGTTCGGCATCGACCTGGGCGGGAAGTCCGGCGAGGAGGTCGCGACGACCTGCCCGAAGTGCTCGCCGTCCCGGAAGAACAAGACGGCCAGGTGCCTCAGCGTCAACACGGTCAAGGGTGTGTGGATGTGCCATCACTGTGACTGGCGCGGCACGTTGAAGTCCGGCGAAGAGCAGACCGGGCGGAAGTTGTACGTCCGGCCGACCAAGCCGAAGGCGGTGCCGTCCACTTCACTGAGTGAGGAGTTTAAGCGGCGACATTTGAGCTGGCCACTCGCGGCGAAGGAGGGCGTGACCTGCGTCTCGGCCTACATGCCGCAGTGTGAGGAGCATGTGGAGTGCGTCGCGTTTCCGTACACCAAGCAGGGCGAGCTGGTGAACATCAAGTTCCGAGCGCTACAGGAGAAAGCCTTCCGTCAGATTGCCGGGGCCGAAAAGGTTCTCTACCGGCAGGACCGGATAGGCCGTGACCGCGTCGTCATCGTCGAGGGGGAATGGGACGCGCTGTCGTGCGTTGAGGCGGGCATTGACTCGGTCGTGAGCGTCCCGGACGGCGCGCCAGCGCCGACAGCCAAGAACTACACGGCGAAGTTCACGTTCCTGGACCAAGATCCAGATCCGTTCGCCGACGTGGAAGAGATCGTCTTGGCGGTGGACAACGACGAGCCGGGGCAGGTACTCCAGAAAGAACTGGCGCGCCGCCTCGGGGTGGACCGCTGCCGGTTCGTTGTGTGGCCGTCCGGCTGCAAAGACGCCAATGACGTACTGAAGTACCACGGCAAGGCGGCGCTCGTGGAGTGCCTGCGGCAGACGAAGCAATTCCCAGTACGGGACGTAGTCCAAGTCGGCGACATCGCTGAAGGCATCGCGGCCCGGTTCGCGCAAGCGCCGGCGCGTGGCCTTTCAACCGGATGGGATGCCGTCAACGAATACTATACGGTCGAGCCCGGTCAACTGACCGTTATTACCGGTATTCCATCGTCCGGGAAATCGGAATGGCTGGATGCACTTACGCTGAACCTGGGACTCCTGCACAGCTGGCGGTTCGCGGTCTGCTCGCCGGAGAACGCGCCGGTCGAGCTGCACTGCGCCAAGCTGATTGAGAAGTACGTTGGGCGTCCGTACTGGCCGGGCAAGCAGGATCGCATGTCACTGACCAACTTAAACGACGGCATCCAGTGGCTTCACGACCACATGGTCTTCATCATGTCGGAGGACGCGCTCTCAATCCAGGGCGTGATCGACCGCGCCACTTCGCTCGTGCGGCGGCACGGCATCCAGGGCCTCATCCTGGACCCGTTCAACGAGTTCGACCACACCCGTGAGCGCGGCATGACTGACACGGAGTACGTAGGCCATATCCTCGGCTACCTGAAGCGGTGGGCCAGGAAGTACCAGGTCCACGTCTGGTTGGTGGCACACCCGCAGAAGCTCTACCGGCGCGAGGACGGGACGTACCCGATCCCGACGCCGTACGACATTTCCGGCTCCAGCCACTTCCGGAACAAGGCGGACAACTGCATCACGGTGTGGCGGGACATGGACCACCCGGACACGCCGGTCCAGATCCACGTCCAGAAGGTGAGGTTCAAGCATATCGGCAAGGTCGGCATGGCCGAGCTGGCCTGGGACGAGTTGACCGGGCGCTACGGCGAGCCGGTCATTGTCACCGACACGAATCCGCTCGCGCGCGGCGCGTACCGGGAAGGCGTTGACTGAATGTCGCATTTCTTGAAATCGCTAGGCGATTCACCATCGAGTGGGTATAGTGAACAATATCGGCGTTCATGGTGAACGCATGAAACTCTAACCAAGGGGGATTTATGCCGTCAGTACCGAAACCGTCACAAGAAAAGAAAGCCAAGAGTCCGAAGGCCAAGAAGGAGAAGGTTGTTCGTCCGAAAAAGGAGCGGGCGGAGAAAGCTGACAAGGCTGCTGAGCGGAAGAGCCACTACGCCGAGATTAAGGCGCTGGCCGAGACTGCTGGCAGCCTGACGCCGGACGAGGTTCGCAAGGAGTGCGAGCAGCGCGGCCTCACGAAGAAGACGGCGGGAAACTACGTCTGCTACCTGAACCGGGACGGCCTGGTCAAGAAGGCGGCGTAAGTAATGGGGTTGACCGTGGGCGGACTGTTCAGCGGCGTCGGCGGACTGGAGCTCGGCTTGGAATGGGCGGGCATGCAGCCGCGCTGGCAGGTCGAGATCGAGGAGTACGCGTTATCTATTCTCAGTCGGAGGTGGCCTGATGTCAGAAGACTTGGAGACATTACGAAAGTCGATTGGCGAGACGTTGAGCGAGTTGATGTCGTGTGTGGAGGATTTCCGTGCCAGGATATTAGCACGGCTGGAAAGCGCGCCGGCCTCCTCTCGGGCGGACGGTCCGGCCTGTGGCGGGAGTTCGCCCGCTGCATCGACACGGTCCGCCCGCGCTACGCTGTCATCGAGAACGTCGCCGGCCTCCTCTCCGGATTCGACGACATGCTCACCTGTTCCGCCTGCGGCGCCGTCGGCCGAGACTTCATCGCCGACGACGGAGACATCCTCTCCGTCGTCGACGCCGACCACGGCAACTCCAGGGAGTACCTGGAGGCCGTCGCCGTGGCCGAACGCAACGGAGCGGAGCGGCCGCCGCGGCGGTCCATCCAGCGCGCCAGGATCGGCGCCGTTTGCGTTTCTTGCGGCGGGCGCGTGGGTGATTCCTCAAGCGAGCCTGTGCGGCAGAGCTGGATGGGACGAGTACTCGGAGACCTGGCCGCTCTCGGGTACGATGCGGAGTGGGAGTGCCTACCGGCGGCGGCCTTTGGCGCCCCGCACCTCCGCTACCGGACCTTCATTGTGGCCTACGCCGAACGCGTACGAGGAGTGCGGAGAGCGCTACTCGGAGGAGACGATGAAGCAGCACATGGCGGAAGGGGGGCAGGTTCATCTTGGACAGATGGTCAAGCACAGCCTGAAGCCGGAGACCTTCCCGACGCCGATGGCGAGCGGGGCGGGGACGAGCCCGGAGACGCTGGAAATGGTCCTGGCGGGCGAGTCGCAGATGACGCTGGACCGGTACGTGAAGCTGTGGCCGACGCCGTCCGTGCTGGACAAGGACTTCGCCGAAGGAAAAGAGCCGGCCGAGCGGCGGATGGCGAAGGGCAAGCAAATCATGCTGGCGCACGCGGTGAACCTGCCGAGGCTGTGGCCGATACCGAAGGCGAGCGAAGCAAATCTAGGAATCCGAGGTCCGAATTGTCACGGCGGACCAGCGTTGACGGAGGCGATCCTCCTGGAGGCGGAAGGCAAGTCCTCCGACGAGCGCCTGTTGAGCGATGGTCCTTCTGGGCAGCTGAACCCGACGTGGGTCGAGTGGCTGATGGGATTCCCGCCAGGGTGGACCGACTGCGGTGCCTCGGTAACGCCGTCGTCCCACAGGTGGCCCATTGGATCGGACGGTGCATCGTCGACCACGCCGGAGACGTTCGCGACGCCGACTGACGCGAAGGCGAGCGAGGAGGACGGCTTCAGCCCGCTCGGGCGGCAAGTCGTGCGCGGCAACCCGAAGCGGAAGGCGTGGCCGACTCCTCGCGCGGGTGACGCGGGCGGACAAAGCCTCAATGCGACGATAGTGCGGATCAAGGGCGGCGGCGACGTGATGCTGAGCAGCCTGGTGAAATGGGGTGAGCGTGGGCAACTTGACGGCATCGCGAAGGAGTCGGTTGATGGCGAAGATCCAGGGGGACTCTTTGCGGCCGGAGCGGCGGCTGAGGAGGGCGCTCCGGATGCTGGGCGTGCCGTTTAGGGCCAACGCGAAGGACCTGCCCGGCACGCCGGACGCGGTGCTCAGGCGGCATCCTGTCGCGATCTTCGTGGACGGCTGCTTCTGGCACGGCTGCCCGCAGCACTACCGCGAGCCGAAGACGAGGACGGAGTTCTGGGCCGTCAAGATCGCAGCCAACCGGCGACGGGACCGGCGCGCCGATCGTCGCCTGCGGCGGCTCGGCTACGCGGTCGTCAGGATCTGGGAGCACGATGTCACCGGAAAGTAGGCGGCTCGTCAACGGCGTCAAGGCCAGGATGGACGGCCAGGGCGACGACTTCGCGATGACGCATCGGAGCATGCAGCGCGACCTGTACTTCACGGACGTGGACGCCTGCATTGAATTGTGGGGCGAGCTGGACATTGACGGGGAGGACCAGCACTTCTTCGAGTACTGCATCGCGGAGCGCGGCCGGCTGGTCGAGACGGCGGTCGTCGCGTGGTTCGACCGGAAGAGGCCGCGGGCGGACAAGTGCCTGGCGGACGAGGCGATGATGCGCTCGCGGCACCGGTTCATGGGGCTGTGCCGCGACCTGGGCCAAGTCTACCCGGTTCGGCCGCGCTTCTTCTGGGTCTGCGGGTCGAGCGGGCCGTGGGACGTGCTGGAGTGGGACGTGATGACGGGGCGGCACAAGCCGATGTTGTATGTGCACCATGACAACATTGGGAGAATCTGGCGGGAGAGCCTGGAGATCTTCAAGGACCGTGACGCCATGCTGAAATGGCTGAGAGGGGGGAAGCTATGATTGTTCGGGACATGATGCGGCGGCAGACCTCGCTGCTGGACGGGCCGGTCAAGCGGACGCACCACGCGGCCGCGTTCAACCCGGAGGCCACGCGGCTGCGGCAGGTCCACGACGCGCTGGAGAAGGCGC